GCAACATCTACCCCTATGGCATACACTGTATCAGGATCGTAGTTGCTGAACTGATAGTACTTGTTATTCTCAGGTTCTATATTAATAACCTCGGTATACCTCATATCATCATCACCGAAGTACGCGGTGCCTGTCTGAGCAAAGGCGTCTTTTATCTCCAATGGATATTCCCTCATGAACTTAGACGACCCCAGACGTGCAAGCATGTTATCCCGCCAGTACATCTGTCCGTGTGTTAGCTGATGCTTATCCTGGTATTCACGTTCTACTGGCTCATATGTAATAGGATAGTCTTGCTTGTATGAATCATGTTCATTCCAACCAAAGAACCTGAAGTTCCAATTACCCTCACCTCTTTGAGCCTTAAGGACCTCACGATGAAAGGCATCACCATAGTGGTTGGCCGTAGATTCAATGATAAGCTGATTGCCGTTAAGCGCAGCAACTGCTGTTGCCTTTAATTCCTCAGGGTTCGGCGTGAACGCATATTCTGATATGTGGAGGCTATTACATGTAAATGACCGTAGTCCTCCAGACGCCTCGCCGGATACTGCCATTATCTTTGCACCGGTATCTTTTAAGATTAGCTCAGTTGCATTCTCGACTACTAATTCTCTCCTCAGTTGTGATGGTAGTTTACTATAAAAGAATTTGTACATGTGCAGTAGATGCTTTGCCGATGATAATTTGTGTGATAGTATGGCGACCGTTATTGGCTCCTTGCTAGTGTACCATTTCCAAAATAAGAATGCTGATACTATCGTGCTTGCACCTATCTGACGTGGCTTAAGGAATAGACAATCGTCACCCCCTACCATGCTTTCAATCATTTTAATCTGTTCGCTCGTAGGACGCAAGGGTACTATGGTCCCGTCTTTGCCTATGACCTGTAGTCTGGCAATGAATGCCACCGGGTCGTCGAAGATGTCTTGTAAGTTGTTTTGTTTTTTCATAATCTGTTACGGCAAAAAGTGGAAAAGTAGGGGAATTTATTTGGGGGCCTAGATATATTATTTCATAATATATCTTTTAAGGTATTCCCCTAAACCACTATATAATATATTATATTGGAAGGAGGGTATTATTATTATTACTACTACTACTTCTAATATACCTTATTCCCTCCTCCCCTAATCTCTTAATAATAATATTCAATTCCCCTTATTCCCCAATCTCAATATTCAATATTCAATGTCGTCAACCGACATTCCAATATTCCTATTCCTATCTCACCTCTCACTTCACCACCTTTAGCGTTCCACCTAACCAATCATCCATTGCTCTCAACTGCTCATCCTGATCCTGATCCCATTGCTTGTCTGCTCTCCTCCTCTTCATCATCTCCATCTGGCTTAACGTGCTTAACAGGTTACTGAAAGTTTGTTTACCTATCTTACAGTTGTTACTTAGATCAAAGTCTTCCAGTGCTTCAACACATAACTGCCATAACACTTGCTCTATATCCTGAGCCTTAATAGCTCTCTTCATTTTTGTATTCATCTTATCTCCTTATAATGTTTACAAGTCTTTTTGTTTTTTACTTCCCTCATTTATTTCCCCATGTCACATCATCATAGCCGTCACTGATATCAAAGCCTGATAACGCTTCTGTCATCGCCTTCTTCTCTGCTCTGATCCTATCCCATCTCTTCTTCTGTCCTACACTGATCTTCCGTCTCGTCTCTTCTGTCTGTATACAGCCCAACCGATTACCGACACCGTACTTAGCTCTCCACTTAGGCAACACTACTTCCTGAAATGTTTGCGTCTTAAACAGTTCTTTACAACAACACCAGCATACACCGCCGCTGTCTGTCCTACTGCATATCATACAGTTCTTAGTCGTTCCTTGTCCTTCAAACACTATCTCTTCTCCATCTATCTTAAACATAACAGGCCTCCAATTCTATAGCCTATTAATATTATACTACAATACATTAAGTAGTACAACCTAAACTATATTTTAATTCACTTCGTCCCATCAGTCCCTCCTATAAACAACCTTTTGTAAACCTTATCATCCCCATCACACCGTATCCTGATAAGCTGTAGCACCTCCTTATATATCTGCCACACCCTTACCCGCGTTATACCGAGGTCCTCTCCTATACTAGCCATGCTCCTACCCATCCATACATAACCATTTATTATTTTATATTGGCGCTCATCTAACATGTCCATCAACCAATCAGTCATCACCATCTCTCGTTCACACGCATTCAAGGGTTTATTGCATTTATTATTCTTACGATCTACCGCCTCGGCCATGTCCTCTGCCGGATCATAGTGACCACTAAGTATATCCAGTCTCCACGTATCACACCCTATATACCGCCAATCATCCTTATTCTCACTTGCCATGAAACTAGGTCTCCTCACCCATAGGGACCAATTCTACCCCTAATCTGGTAGTCCGCTGTAATCTCTGACCACACATATTGTAACATCTACCACCAACCACCACCCGGTGCACCATGTTTTTATATAACACCTGGTTCCTATTCATCCTCAATCCTTATCACATCATTCCCTTCTACACTATCTCTAATTATACATTCTAATTCAGCCGCCATCTGTTCATTCTCATACGAACACAGATTCATTAAGTATTCCTGCCAACACTGCCATTCGTACTGATCCATGTCAGGCTCAGCAAACTGAGAGACTGAAGGAAACATTTCTTTTTTAACATAGTCCCTCAACTTCTTCATAGCTCTCCTCTCTATATTCCTTATAGTAACAGACGATACGCTTGTGTCCGTCCCCTCTAATTCCTTTAATAACTTAGCACATTCCCTGTACCCTCTACCTATATGTCTCATAGCTTATACGTCCTTAGCATTTCTTATTTTATGCCGTCCCTGATTTCTACATCTAGGGCCTACATCTATCATACCATTCCGCCTACCCTGTGTCCTCTCTAAGCTATCCTCTCTCCTTGTCCACCTATTCATATAGGCTAACATCAATTGATACCCTCAAGGTAATACGGGACGTTTACACATTCCCATTCACCATCCATTACTGATATCATATCATCTATCTTATCATCTTCAAACAGTAACCACAATAGCCAAAAGCCATCCCAAGTTTCTATCACCATCTCATCCATATTATCTAAGTCCATCAAAGATCCTCTCATCGTTGCATCCCTGATATTATATATGGACCTAATATATTTCCCATTTAATATTGCAAAATCTGATATAAAAATAAATCATTAGCATTCTCTATTTTTATATTTAATTTTTCATCACTTATAAAAATAAATCATTTCAATTATTTCAAATTATTCCTTAACATTCCTCATCACACCATTCCCTTAAATCAGGATCAACTAATCCCCTATACACCCACAAACCATTACCTACATCAACCCCTTCACTAATCACCTCAACCATATACACATCTCTATTCACTACATCCATTACCTCTACACCACACCCAACACTATCATCCACATCACACCATTCCCTTAAATCAGAACATACAAATTCTACTTCCATACCTAACTTAAATCCCTCACCATTTCCATCTAGCTCTATCCCTCTCGCATACACAATATCATTTTCATTAATCATTACATTTCCTTTTTATTTTATAATCGGCTCTTAACCTATTAATATAATACCCTATACTATACCATTGTATACACTTTTATTCCTTAATAAATCTAATACATTCATCATACACGGCCATTATTTTATTATTTACCAACACATTATAATAGCCATATTCTTTATACGCACTACTACATTGCACTATCTTCTCAACAACTAACCCGGACATATGCTTCTTATTCTCCCATACATCAGTATCAAACATACCACCCATTACATCCCTTACCTCTACCAAATCATCTACCTTATACTTACCTACCTCATCAACACATACAATCCTCTTACCATCTCCATGGCTCATATCTTCTGGTTGTTCTCTACCTAAGCAATCAATACACCAAGGCATACTATCTTCATGATAATCTAAATCCTCTTGGCCTAACAATAAATTATCACCATCATTCTGAAGGGCATTATACTTTACTACACACCTCTTAGCTAAGGTTATAGCTATATAACTTCCACAACATACATCACATCTTTCTTCTTGCATTTTATATTTCCTTTTTTATATTGGTTACCTCTTCAATAACCTACTATAATTATACCCTATACTATACCATTGTATACAATTAACTACGTTATTTTTTTATTTAATTACCACAATTTATTTTACATGGAAACCTCTCAGTGATATACTTATAACATAGGTCGAGAGGATCTATTATAGGTTGAGGATAACAATCTATACGGGTTCAATGACCAACCCAACAGGTACAATGACCAACATTAGCC